GGAAGCGATGTTGTTTACAGTTGTCTTCATAATTCTAATTTTTAATTTGTTTGACATTGTTGATTTAATTTGACATTACAAAGATAGTGCTTTCTATTGAATCAGCAAAGAAATTATCCGGAAATCTTCAAAGAATTTTCAAGATTTTTCTGGTTTCGTCGGTTTAGTCCATTGTAGAGTCTCCTGTTTGAACTGAGCATTATAGCGAACTTCCCTGAACGGATGTCCTTTTGCCAGTAGTTCAATGGTCTCCTCAAGGAACTTCTTCGGAATACCTATATGAGTGTCATCAATAGGAGTGACCACACGCTTCGGCAGCCACCTCCCAAAGTAATACTCTTTTCCTTCCCAGCACACAGGGTGTCCGGGGTTCTCAACTATCCAGAACGTCACACGATACTGAACAGCCTTTTCGGTCTCACCGACCTTCCTTACAGTCAGGGTTCTCATAGCTTAATCTTTTGAGTAATATGAAGTTCCCCACTATATCCTCTTGCTTTGAGTTCATCCATAAGTTGTCGAGGAGTAAACTTTGCCAACTCAGGATTCGAATAAACAGGGTGAATCTTCAAGGGACGATTCGATAACTGTTCGTTCTTTTGATTTTGCCTTCTCTTTTTACGTTGTTCACTTCTGCACACTCCACAGGTAGAATCATGTCCATCCGCATACTGGGGATGCTTGTGAAATTCATTGATTGGTTTAATTGCATGACACGTTTTACATTCTTTTGTTTCCATATTATCTTAGTTTTAATTAATTATCCCCATATTACATAGTTCAAAAACCTTACCACACCGTCCCACCAGTCGAAGAACAGTTTCATTCCCCACAGGAATAGGAACACGAACACGGCTATCCAGAACCGCTGCCACCATACCCTGTACTTCTTTACTAACTTCTTTCTTCCGAAGCGTCCCCAGAAGAACTCAAATACTGTCCAAATTATTCTTTCCATGATGATTATAGTGTTATATTATTTTCAACGGCTGCAACAGCCAATATCCATGATTGCTTGTCACTGATGAACGCAACTTTCTTTCCGTAGGGGTTCATCGTCTTGTCGACTGTTTCGGCTATCTTAGCAGCGAAGCCGTCTGTTGCCTGTACTTTACTGATGAACTGTCCGAGGGCATTGAAAGCGATGTCGAAATAGGAGTTGTTATTCCAGCGGTCAGTTCCCGCCATATCCTTGATTTCATTCGCTAACTTCTGAGCCTGTTTATACTGTTCTGAACCTTTCTGTAACATAGTTTGTTTCCTCCTTTGATTTAATTGACTGAGCAAATGTACTGGGTTCTATCGACATATCAAAGAAATCCCGGAAGAATTTCCGGGATATCCTCAAGATTTATTTCTTTACTTGTTTAAGATTGGCTATATAGCGAGCGTGAAGGCATTGTATATTATAGCCACCAGCCAGGATACAACTCGTTTTAAAGATGTATCGAGCGTCTTCAGTACGTATTACCCACTCGCCTACATAGTTTCCCTGCTGACCTCTAAAAGAGATGAGGTCGAACGACTGTATCTTATCTTTGATAGGAGTAAGTTTCTTCTCTACCTGTAATTTCAGTTTCGCAGTAGCCTGTTCGATTGTGAGCCGTACCTCTTGGTCACGCTTTGCGTAGAACTTCTCACGAGACTCGCAGTAGAAGTGAATGCTCAGAACTCCTGAAGCCTGTATTTCCTTATTACGAATGTATTCCGGCTGGCGGTCGTAACGTACTCCAGGAGTGTGTACCATTTCGTCCTCATGAGTGTAACCGCATAGACTGTAATAGGTACGACGGACAGCGGTTTGGTAGATGTAATTGAGTGAGCGAGGGAAGGACTCTTCATTCTTTTCGAGTTGTTTCGTAGCCTCAGCCACAGCGTCCTCGCGAGATTGATGTTGGCTTACATATTCGCCTGACAGGATTTTCTCGTACAGGTTTTTATAAGAAGCATAATCACGAATGACTCTTGAGATATTGTTAGCGTACCATTTAGAAGACTGACAGGTTCTTTTCGCTTCCTCGTTACGTTCCCAACCCTGTTCCCAGAACTTTTCGATAGAGGCTTGGAGTTCGTCAAGTGTCACTTGAGCCGTGGCGAGAACCTCTTGTTGGATTTGACTGATTGTTTTCATACTGTTCATTTCTTTATTTGTTTTAATATTTGACATTTGATTTACTTTGATGACACAAAGGTAGTGGATTCTGATGAATCCGCAAAGAGTTTCTCCAACTTTCTTCAGATTTTTCCTCAGATTTAACTTTTCGAAACAGTCATTTCGCCCATAACTCGCTGTGGGGTGACCATGTTAGGGTGATGACAACTCCCCATGACGGACGCTGTTACTTCTGTACCGAATTTCCCGGAGTAGATGCAACCAATTATCCGTGTCTTGGTGGAGAGGTTTTTAGGATGATTTAAAGGCTATTTTCGACGCCAGCGTGTCAGTCTCGTGATAACGGATAGTGAGGCATACGATATCGTCCCAAATAACTACCCACGGAGTCCTGGGTGTGGAGTAGGAACAGTCATCGGACACGGTTCTTCGGGGGGAGTCGCGCAGGATTCTGGCGCAGGAGAGTGTTGCAGTCCGGATTCGAAATACCCTGAACCTCCATTGACCAACCCAGCCTCAACCCAAACCACCCCACACCCCTCACTCCTATACCNNNNTTTTGGTAGGTACAATTCATCACCAACCTGATTCCTATTCCTATACCATTCTATTAGGAGCTAACCATATTGAGGCTCAGAGTTATACCATTGATTATGTGGACGTCCCTGTACGAGACGTCCAGAGGGATGTAACAAGCCATCACCACTGACTCATCACATCCCTCTGACATTTGTCCAGAACCCGAAGTCGATTATCGACAACCGTTCATTGAATCTATCGAGGCGACTGTCTCTTCCTCTGTATCACATCACACTCCTCTCGCAATTCCTTCAACGTTCTTGAATTGTGCTTGAGCGTATCATTAATCACACCAGCCACCTCATACTGTTCATTCCTGACAGCCTCATGATAAGCCGTCTCAAGCATCTTGAGATACATACTGACAGTCACGATTTCCGTCTCCACCATCTTCAAGTATAATATCTCATGATTGTTGAACACGTAATTGAACCGCTTGCTCAACAACGTATATCCCCACACCGACAGCACAATAACAGCCATCAGCAGTATGAATAATATGATAAGCAACTTAATCATAACACCATCCAATCCTTTGCGAACATATCATTCCAGTCCGGCACGTAGTTCGTAGCCACTGAACTGCTGGGGAACTGTTTAATCAGCAAGCACTGATTCCGGTAGTGAATGTCCTTGTCGGCTGTCTTACCTATCAGCTCCTTGGCTGAATCAGGTAGGGACTGCATCTTAGGAACTATCTCAGCGTTGATGTCACTGTCGATTTGCTTGGTTACAAACTTATCTCCAATCCAACTTTCTCTTCTGATACACTTACCAACCTCAAGAGCCTGTAATGCTTCACCGAAGGACAGGTTCTGATACGGGTGCTTATATCCTTCGACTTCTTCAGTTGTAATCCCCAACAGTTTCATTCGTTGTTTCAGAGCATGAAGATAACTCTTCATCGCTTCATTCTGAACCAACATCGATGTTTGAATCTCTGTTTCGAGGCTTTCGAATTTAGGATTTTTGAGGATAAAATCCTGTAACTTCACTTGACGTTCATCAAGTTCTACATACTCCTGAATGAGTCTTTCTTTAAATGCTTCCATAATCTACTTTATAATCTTGATTGTTATCTAACCATTGCTGGATTGTGTCCACCAATTCCTTTGTCTCCTTTCCATTGAGCCACACCCGTGTGACCATGATGCCATGCTCATAAATGTTATACGACAGCCGTATTGAACCGTTCTCGATTGAATGACCATTCGCATTGAAGCGAATATCAACATCGCTCAATTCTTCAAGACATTCGTGGAAGTCCATAGCCTGTGATGGTGTGAGTTCAATAACCTCATCAGGCTCGTACAGGCTCCAGCCCACAACCAATGAACATTCAACATTCTTCGCCTCAAGTTCTTCTTTGAGTTGAGCAGGGTTCAGTCTTCCCTCGAACCCCAACAGGGTTTTCGTCAGCACTATGCCTCTGAAATTCTTGTACATTACATGAATATTCCTTCTCATATTTCCTTTCCGAATTGTTTAAGTTCTTCAATTATTCTATCCCGATGTTCCTGTTTGATATCACGGGTTCTTCCTATCCGTTCCGATTTCAGTATTTCAAGCCTACCATCCTCGTGAACCTTTGCCGTGGTCTTCACTGCGATATCGTTACCGTGACCGAAGTCGACACCAATGATGATGTCATTGTTCTGAGCGAAGTGTATCATGGTATTATCCCCAAATTAGGTTCGTTTAAATGTTCTTGAATATACACGAGGCATTCCTCACGTGTTCCATAATAGCGGTACAGGTTCTCAGGCTCAACTCCGATAGTAGTGTCTATCACGGCACATTCCTCTTCGCCATCACCTTCCTCCTTTTCGATGTTCATCGTTTCTTCATTGACAATCAGGCTGTCCACCTCTGTATTCATTTCATACAGGTAAATGGTCGTTCCGTCTTGATTGACAGCCAACTCGCCCTCGTCTTCATCAAGAAACACTTCCGAGATTTCCCCAACGAATCCTGGGGTTAAATCCATCAGGCTATCGCCCTCATGAATTTCTTTTCCGGCTGAATCTTTGTAAACCATAATCTCCTCTCCTTTCTATCTTTTAAATGAGGCATCATACGGTCGTTCTAAGAAACTTTTACCACACGTGCTGAAACCTCATTCAGATTGTTACTGTTATTCGCTTATAGGAAGTAAGAACACCTTATC